CATACGCAATACTGCCCTTGAAGGGAATCTCGGGTAAATTATCAAACTTAAAAAATTGAGCATCACTGAGTTCATTTTCCTGAATCTGAATCTCCCCTGCGTGATATTCTGCTTTGAATGCCATCATCAAATTGCTTGGAAATGGCCATGGCTGACTTGCAAGATATTGAATATTTCTAATCTGAAGCCCAACTTCTTCCAAAGTTTCACGACGTACAGCGTCTTCCAAGGTTTCCCCTACTTCAACAAAACCAGCAATCAAACTGTACATCTGAGATTTGTTCCGCGCATTTTTTGCTAATAGAATTTCATTTTCACCCCGTGTAATGATGGTAATCACACAAGGATTAACACGCGGATACTGGTTGTAACCACAAGATGGACAGCACATGACATACTGCCTAGGATGTTGAAAAGTTGCATGACCACATTGACTGCAAAAACGGTGATTACGATGCCATTCTAATAACTGTACTGCACGGCTAGCTTCTGCAAATTCGTTTTGGTTCCACACTTGTACCAGTTGTCGGATCGGAATCAACTGATAACCTTCTGGCACAGGCTCATCCTGTTTTAAATCTCGCGCAATGATCTTGCCATTTTCTAACAGATTCAGATCATGCTGAAGACGTTCTACCTGCGGTAATTGAAAATATTCATCTACCAGTAATTTCTGCTCTCTAAAAATATACGCTTTTGAATGTATGCTCATACGACCCTCAGATTAAAAAAAATCCCATACTGAAACGTGTATGGGATGAAACCAAGGAAGCTTACATGGAGTAACTTCAAGAAGAATACTAGGCACTAACCGTCAGAATTACAATCATAATAATTTGTATCTTTTTGATTAAAATCACAAAATTTTCACACCACCTATGAAACTAATAGTCTTACCTTTCAAGAATCCCAACCTGTTTTTAAATGTTCTGATTGCTATTTCTCTACCTTTATAAATGCTGAGATTTAGCCGATGTGTGAATAGCCACTAATTTTGTAGACATCTTTTAGTTAGATAAAATGGCTAATTAACGAGGTGCTTATGAACAGTGTAGCGGACATTCCAATATTTTTGACCTTTAGTCGTAATAATCAGCGATAAGCCATGAGAATCTGATAGCCGATATTGCTTGTCTTTCTGTGACTTATTAATTGATTCTGCACTACAAACGAGTGGGATATTGCGGGATAACTTGGGATAGATTGGGATGAAACCTTGAGCTGATAAGCATTTGAGTAAATTTTTAAGGGCAAACCAGGATTAACTTGATTTGCCCTTTATTTTGCACTGAATTTGGGGATTTCTCTGGATGTGTGATTTTTTTAGTTTTTATTTTGCACTAACCTAATAAGGGGAATTTGGTTAAGTAATGCCTCAACAGTTGCACCAACTGTCTGTGTCACAGCTTTATCCGGATTGTTAATGTCGTCCAGATTAAAGCTGAGCGTAAATAGCTCATCATTTAAGTACTTAAACTGTATTGAAATGTTGTGATCTTGCGCTTCTGCGCTAAAAATTTCCATAGCTTTGGTACTTAGCTCAATACCCTTTACTCTTAAATCATTCAATCCAAAGCTATTATCATTACTAGGTTCTTGCATGCTAGGACACGCTCCTTATTAGCTGATTTATTGTTGATGTCATTGCTTCTTTGTATGAAGCATTACCACTATACAGCTCATAAATTACTAGAATCAAATCAGTTTTCGCTTTTGGCGACATAGTACGTCGCGTTGATTTTAGAGCTTCCTCTACCGTTAGAATGCAGTCCTGTAAAACCTCTGTATCCATGTCTTCATTTTCTTTCAGGCTCGCATAAACCGTTGCCACAAAGCGACTTACTCCTTTCGGCTGCATTATACGACCTGTTGCATTTAGTGCCTGTACTAAAGTTTCAAATGCCTTTTGTAATAATGCTGCATCTAAAGTATGCGGTTCTTGTTGCTCTGTTTTAGCGGGAATTATCTCAATAACTGGATCATATAGAGTTTCTTCATCAAAAGGATCTCCTTTACCAGTGTTTAACCATACGTAATCACAACCTATTTGCTCTGCCCATTTTTTTACCGTCTTTGGTAATGGGCGCTTTCCCCTTGCTCTTGCTGACTGGAATGCTGAACGATTCAAACCAATTCGTTCAGACCAGGGAAATGGACGTTCATCACCAATCAAAAACTCCATTCTTTCCCAAAATTGAATATCTTCAATATCTTTTGATTTTTCGTTTTGCATATTAATCCTCTTAAATGCAAAAGGTAAATGCAAAAAAATACTGCTTTTGCATATTTAAATATCTAATAAAAACAAATAATTAGAAAAATATGTGCAAATTACATATTTTTTAATATGCAAAACTATTGATTTAAATATTTTTGCATATTAGCATATTTAAAGACTCATCAAATGATGATTCTAACGATTAAAAAAATAGCCTAACGGCTAAGGAGTTCAGTATGGGTTCATTGCAACCATTACCCAGCGAACATGCTATCTGGGACAAACATTCGATTAAAGCGGCTATAGCCAGAAAGGGTAAGAGCCTTTCTGACTTAGCACGCGATTTTCAAATGCCTGAACCAACTCTACGCAGTGCATTAGTTAAGCCATGCAAAAGCGGAGAGCTTGTTATTTCGAAGTTCCTAGGACTACCACTTTATGTGCTATTCCCTGAACGTTGGACTATCGAAAACAAGCGTATCTATCCAAGAACTTCAAAGCAAAAACATTAAGGAGTTCGTTGAATGGAACTTTTCTATAGTATTCAGGAATTAGTGGAATTGCAATCTAGTATGCAAAATCCTAATTACCCTAACAATCGCCAGGGTTTTGAATACAGAGCGAAAAAGGAGAATTGGGATTATCGACAAGAGAAATCCATTGGTCGTAATGGATTTACCAAAAAATTCATGATTCCAGTTGAGCTTGCTGTAAGTATTCAAAATTATTTTAAGAAAAACCAAATTGCTGTACCAACATCTGAATTAGTTACTAATTCATCTGAATTGAATACTTATTCTAATGTTCAAAATCCAAATGAACTTATGGATTGGCAACGTGAGACTGCTGAAAACCGTTTGTTTGTGGTGCGTTATATCCAACAGCAAATTAAACAAGGTACGAAAAAGACTCCAGCGATTGAACAGTTTATTGCAGATGCTGAAGCTCAAACATTACCCGCGGAAATGCAGGATGCGGTGAGCAAAGCGAATGCTAAAGCTGGTGCTGATCGGACAATAAGCCGTCGTAGTGTATTCGACTGGATTAAAGCAGTTGAAGATGCTGAGACTCATAAGATAAATGTGATGAGTGTACTAGCACCTAAAGCACGACGGTCTGATGTACCAGTTTGGGCAATGGATTTACTCAAACTTTATGCTCAACCACAGAAACCAACTTTGCCAGCAGTACTGGAATTGCTTCCAGGCTACTTAAAAGAAGGCGTGGCTTGCCCTACTTACAATCAGGCCTATCGCTTTATTAAAGAAAAAATGGGGAATGTAGAAGCGCAACGTGGGCGAATGGGTCCTCGTGAGTTGAAGAATATACAGCCTTTTATCCGTCGTGATACAGCATTGCTTTTACCAACAGATGTATATACCGCAGATGGTCATTGTTTTGATGCTGAAGTTGCTCACCCAGCACACGGTAAACCGTTTCGACCTGAAATCACCGCGATTATTGATGTGGCGACACGTCGTATGGTGGGTTGGTCGATTGATTTAGCAGAAAGCAGTTGGTGTGTTCTGGATGCTATTCGTATGGCTGCGGTTGAATGCGGAATTCCTGCACTTTTCTATGTCGATAGAGGTTCAGGCTATGACAATGCCATGCTGAAGGCTGAAAACCGTGGTGTGATGGCTCGTTTGAATAGTGAAGTTACTCATGCACTGCCATACAACTCGCAAGCTAAAGGTGGGATTGAGCGTAGCCATAAAACCTTATGGGTCAAAGCTGCCAAAAAGTTACCAACCTATATTGGCAAAGACATGGACACAGAAGCAAAAAATAAGGTGTTCAAGGCAACTCGAAAGGATATTGCTGCATTTGGACAGTCTAAATTATTGATTTCTTGGGCTGATTTTATGGTTTTTGCTGATGAAGTTGTACGTGACTACAACAATAAACCACATAGCAGTCTGAAACGTATTACAGACCCAGTGACTTTTAGACAGCGTAATCAAACCCCGTTAGAAGCATGGAACGAAGCGTTAGAAAAAGGTGCTCCCATTGACCGCGTGGATGATTGGGATGCAGAGGATCTATTTCGACCTTATGAAGAGCGTTTTGTGCGTCGTGGTGAAATTGAGCTATTTAAAAACCGATATTTCAGCAAAGAACTTACGGAATACCACCAAGATACCGTGTTGGTGGGTTATGACATTCACAACGCTGACCGTATTACTGTGCGTGATTTGGATGGTCGATTCATTTGTCATGCGTACTGGAATGCCAATAAACGTGACTTCTTCCCGAAAAGTAAAATTGAACAAGTGCGTGAACGTCGTGCAGATGGTCGCTTACGTCGTTTGGCTGTGAAACAGGATGAAGTTTTACAAGAAGTGAATCCGCAACGTGTTATTGAACATATAGAGAACCAAAATTTGATTCCATTTAACGCCAATAAGCATGAGCAATTGATGGCAGAGCTGAATGCTTTACCCGTTAAGCAAGAAAAAGAAGTGATTTATTTCAAAGATGTTCCAAGCGAACCGATAGTGAAACAAGAAACGCTTACAACTTTGACTCCAGTACAACGCTGGATGGACTTAGACCAACGTATTCAAGATGGAGAACAACTAACTCAAGAAGATCAGGACTTTTGGACATATTACCCAATGTCGAAAAAGTTTAAACAACTGGAAGAAGATGACGCTGAGCTAAAAAGCTATCTAGCTCAGCGCCAAGCCTAGTCGGTACGGCAATACCGTCTAGATTGAACAACAACTGTACAACTTATTATTTTATGGTGATGCAAATGAATGCAGATGTCAATTTTTCTAACACAGCAGTCGCTCAGATTCGCAATATTTCGCAGTGCTATGAAGCTGTGAAACGCACCATGGATCGTAATCCATTATTGCCAGGTATCTCGGCTTTTTATGGTCCAAGTGGCTTTGGGAAGTCTACCGCAGCTAACTATGTGGCGACAAAAACCAATGCATTTTATGTGCAAGTGAAAAGCACGTATACCAAGAAAGCCTTTCTACAAGCATTATTGCGTGAAATGAGCATTCCTTACCCTGCGACACTTTCTGAAATGATGGAGCTTGCCACCAGTGAACTGGCTAAATCTGGACGGCCATTGATCATTGATGAGTTTGATCATCTTATGAAGGGCGACAAAGTTGAGCTTATCCGTGACTTATATGAAGGCAGTCAAGGTACTTTCCTGATTATTGGTGAAGAGATGTTGGCACGTAAGCTGGAAAAATGGGAACGCTTTCATGGTCGAATTTTGAATTGGGTTCCAGCCTTACCAGCCGACTTAAACGATGTGACGCTGTTGGCTTCTATTTATGCCCCGCAACTTCAGATTGATGAACCTGTACTAGAACAACTGCTGGGGCAGGTGCGTGGATCTACCCGACGTGTATCAACCAACTTAGAAATGCTGAATGAAAAAGCGTTAGAAGCTGGTACACCCCACATCACAAAACAGGTTCTGAAAGAATTGTTGCCTGATGGCTTTGTGACTGGCGAAAGCCCTAAACCACGCAGCTTCTAAGGGTGACTAAACAATGCTAGCTGATACTAAAAAATCATCAAAATTAGAACTGGGGAACTCGATTATGAATGCAGGTCAACCGTATCAATCACCAAGACAACGTGTTTGGCTTGCGATTCGTAAGAATCGTGAAGAATTCACGATTCAACAAGTCGCTGACCTTGGTCAGATGAAATATGACAGTACTCGTGATTTTATTACTGGACTTAAAAAGGCTGGAATTATTGCTGAAAGCAGACGGGAAAAGCTGCCAAATATGAGTAAAAAAATAGAATTGATATTTTTCAAACTCATTGATGACCTTGGCTACACCGCCCCTTCTGTTGATCGACAAGGCAATATTTTAGGGCGAACTGCCTCAGTAAACAAAGCCATGTGGAACACCTTGCGCATTACTAAACAGCCAGTGAATGCAAATGAATTGGCTGCAATCTCAAGTACTGATGAGCAAAAGGTCTCAGTAGAAACTGCTGATAGTTATTTAAGGTTTTTACATCATGCAGGCTACTTAAAAATTGCTCGTGAAGCACATCATGCAGTGCGTAAAGCAAAGTATCAGCTTTTACCGAGTATGGATACGGGTCCAATCCCACCACAAATCCAACGGGCTAAACAAGTTTTTGACCCAAATACCAATACCGTTATGTATTCAGAACGTCCTGAACTCGAAGAAGAAATTAAACACGGGACGATTTTGCTGAACGAAGAGGAAATTAATGATGAATAACATGAATGAACAAAATGCAGAACGTGAAGTGTATCTAAGCCAATCTCGTATTCGCCTTTTTCAAGAGCGCAATCACTACAAGAGTTTGGCAGAACAAAATGAGCTTGAACTTGTGGATGCTCGTAAAAGATTCAACCGAGTGACCACAGGACTTTTAATCCTCCTTATCTGTGTGCTTTTAGGAGTGCTGTTCTATGCCATCAACCATCCCGTTATCACCTAAACCGCGTTGGATTGAACTGGTGGAGCAACGGATTGAGCAGCTTGGCAGCATTCAAAAAGTTGCAGATGAACTGGGTTATGCCCGACCTAGTTTGTCACTAGCACTACGCGGGAAGTACGTGGGCAGTACTGAAAGACTTGAAGAAACTGTTTTAAAAGTGTTGGGCAATGTGCATTGCCCTTACTTGGATAAAAACTTAGAAGCTGATGAATGTGTGCAATTTCGGGAACGTGAAGCACCGACTCAAAACCCAACAGAAATGCGGTTTTGGCGGGCATGTCAGAAATGCCCAGTGGCTTGCAAACGTAAACACCGAAAAGACGATTTAGAGGGTTAAGAGATGGCAGATTTTGCAGATATGGCAAGTGATTTGGAGCAAGAGCGTTTGAGCCATTCACTTGCGGAACGGGTAAGTTTTCAAGGCGAAAGTCTTTATGGCTGTGCTGAATGTGGCACTGAAATTCCAGCACAACGTCGCGCCATTGGTGGTGTAACGCGCTGTGTGGAATGCCAAGCATGCTTTGAATCACAACAATTACACATGCGGGGATAAGACGATGGATTTACTTGATCAATTTAAAAAGACAAGAACTTTTAAAATTTATTATTCAACGTTGTTCCGTTTCGATGAAAGTTTAAATTGTTTTGTCTCTACAGAGAAGTGGCGAAATCAAGAGGCTGAACAACTAAATGCCGCTTGGAGGATATTTGCTGAAGTAGCCGAGTCACAAACAGTACCTGAATGGGCTGTGATTGTTCCAAAGCTATCTGCAAATTATCTTTTTAACACGGTGCCTCAGCTAGGTTTTAAGGATAAGGATGAAAAAGATACGGTCTTATACCACCTGAACTACATGGCATCAGAATTTAAAGCTGAAGCGAAAAGATTTGTTGAACAGGATCATGCGAAGCAGCAAGCCATGATCAAAGAAGCGTTAGGTAAAAACGGCATGCTCACCATTAATCACCTTAAATCTGTGGGCTTAATCGCAGAGAACGGTGCTGAATTGGCTAAAGCATTTACAAACCTGTATTTCAATCAAGCTGCAAATGAAATTGCTAAACAGAATGAAGGTGAAGCACTGCATTTTATGGGTAGTGTTGCTGGTCATGCTTTAAGTCAAATGTTCAGTCACTTAACGCTTGATCAACTAGATCATGTTTTGGCTCAAATTCGTAGCTATGTAATTCAGACACAAGGTGCATAAATTACACCTAAAAACGAAATGAATAATCTTAAAAGGAACAACAGAATGAATGCAGCAACTCCTATTCCTGAAGGCTACCGAATTGATGCCAAAGGTCGTTTGATCCCACTGGATCAAATCAAGGCAATTGATATTGAGCGCAGTGACCTTGTTGAACGCTTGATTGATGGCGCAAAGAACTTACAAAAGGAAATGCTTGATTTTAAAAAGCTGTCTTTTGGAGATATCGCAGCCTTTATCCAACTATCTGCCGAGCAACATGGTGTGCAGTTGGGCGGCAATAAAGGCAATGTGACGCTATATAGCTTTGATGGCAAATACAAAATTGTGCGTCAGAGTCAGGAAAGCATCCGTTTTGATGAAAGCCTACAAGCCGCAAAAGCCTTAATTGATGAATGCATTTCGGAATGGGCTGCGGGTTCTAACGACAACATCCGTGTGCTGATTAATGATGCTTTCCAAGTAGACAAAGAAGGAAAGATTTCGACTGGTCGTGTCTTAAGCCTTCGTCGCTTAGACATTCGGGATGAAAAGTGGCTTCGGGCTATGGATGCAATCAGTGACAGCATCATTGTGACTGACAGTAAAAATTATGTGCGCTTTTATGAGCGTGATAGTGAAGGTAAATATCAAGCAATTTCACTCGATTTTGCAAACGTGTAAACAACAAAAGGAAATCATCATGATTAAAGCAGAATTAGTTAAACAAATGGCTGAACAAGCTGGCATTACCCAAGCTCAAGCACTATCAGCGTTACAAGCGTTTGAAACGGCTGTGATTGACACCCTCGCAGCGGGTGAAACGGTAGAGCTAAAAGGCTTTGGTACTTTCAAAATTACCAAGCGTGCAGAACGACCAGGACGTAACCCGAAAACAGGTGAAACCATGACTATTGCAGCAACCAATAGTCCAACTTTTAAAGCTGGCAAGGCATTTAAAGAGGCAGTGAACTAATGGAAAACCAAAATCAAAAAATCAAAGGCTATCGTGACCTTTCTAAAGAAGAAATTGATTTGATGAATCGCATTAAAGCCAAAGGCGCAGAATTACTTGCATTGCAAGCAGAGCTTGTAGGGCGACTTGATACTGATACAGAAGTCAAACTGGCTAATGCTCGTCGGTCAATTGAAGGTGCTGAATATGAAGGTCGTCCATATACAGTCCTTAACGGTAATTCAGATGAATGTCACGAGTACCGTCGTTTTGAAGCTGCTGAACCACTACGCTGGGCTGCAATTGCTAAGACTGATATTCAGACTGCAATCATGGCAATGGTTCGTGCAGTAGCCCAACCAACCACATGACAGCGTTAAAGGATTTTATGAATTGATGCCAATCCACACTGATTGATTTAACAAAAACAAAAGGTCCCGCCTTTTGGCGGGATTTTTTTACCCAAAATTTAGGAAAAGTTATGAAAACCACAACCATTGAAGTCGTTTTAGAAGCTTTCATGAAGATTTTAGAAGCTGAAGGAATTGACCTAGAAACCATTAATTTTAATTTGCCAGATCATGATGCAAAAGTGCCTTTTACTAAGCTAATCGATCTAGCAAAGAAAGACCTAGATCAGATTCAAACCGAATCTACCCGTTTGGACTTTCTACTGGAGAACAGAATTCGGGTCGAAAAATGGAATACCAATCCATCAAGTCAATTCTATTTTGTGATGAATGAGGATGGTGAGTCTATCGCAAAAGCTAAAGATGGGCGTGATGCAATTGATGGAGCAATGGCAACTTTTGAGGAGGAAACAGAGTGATCAAAGTTGAAGATTTAGACAAGTTACCCCCTGAAGTTGTAATAAGCCTTGGAGAAAGATCATGAATCATTTAAGTCAAGACACACTGTCTCAAGCAATGCACTGGTTAGTGAATGGAAGTATCGGTTTATCTAGCAAATGCCTAATGGCAACCATTATTCATGGTCAGCCAATTGAAGGTGGATGGGATGCCAAGTTCCACCCGCGTGATCCATCGGATTTAAAGCGTTGCATTGGTTTGTTAGATGCTGTACCAGCGTTCCGTAGCCACTTTGGCATCATGAAAACTGTATCTAAAGAATGGGAAATTTTAGTTCGCCACTGGGAAGAACTTGAATCCACTTTTAAGGCTGAACTTCAGTTACATCCGAACCGAGCACCGCAAACAAATGATTTGATGAGAAGCTTGTTTAAGAGCTTAGAAGGTGGCAACCATGGCTAAGTTAAGCAAAGAGCAAAAGGAATTTATTCTTAAACAATTGAATAGTTTCTTTCAAAGTGTGTATTTGATGTGTGATGGGCACGAAGTTTCACTGAAATTAGAGCGAGTGCAGAATTTTAAGCTAGCGGTTGGGGTTTATGTTGATGGTTGGATGAAAGGTGTCTGGTTACTTAGACCAGAAGAACACCCTGAGTCAAAATTCTTCCCCAATAAAGCGAAAAGTATATATAGCCCAAAAAGAAAGCAAGAAATCATCAAGGCTTTTGGAAAACGTCGTGCATATAAAGAATTTCCAAACCTTGATGGAAAAATTGAAAGTAAAGGTACTCATTTTAGTACACCTCAAGCTGCTCTTAATCACCTGATCAAAGTCAGTGAATCAATTGAACTTCTAACGGAGATGGCAGCATGAAAAACACACAACAATTGTTCCTTGAAGGTTCTGCTCAGGAAGTTGCAGGGCAAATTTTTGAAAGAGTGATTTCCCCTGTTTTTGCTCACATGAATGCCAAAAGTGACAATCAAGCAGATGATTTTGCCTTTTGCATGGCAGGTGCAACCATTGCAGGATACTTGAGTGCCAGTGATGATTTAGAAGCTGATAAAGCAAAGCTTTTGTTCTACATTGAGGAAATGTGCAAAGACATTCTAAAAGAAGAACAAGCTGCAACTTTTGAGGCTCAAACTATGGGTAAGCCAGCATGAAAAGAACCTCTCGTAAGGACTATTTAGCTGCCATTCACATGGGTAAAAAGGCACTAAATTTGGATGAGGACACTTACCGTGACATGCTTGAAAATGTCACTGGTAAGCGGTCAGCAAAAGACATGAGCATGGATGAACTGGTCAAGGTGATTCAACATTTAGACCAACATGGTTTTTCCAAATGTGAATTTGGCAACAAACCAAAAGTGAAGCAAAGCAAAGAAGCCTTGATTGGCAAAATTGAGGCTCACTTGGCAGAGCATAAATTGCATTGGAATTATGCCCGTGGTATCGCCAAGAAGATGTTCCAAAAAGACGCGTTAGAATTTTGCAATGAACATGAGTTACATAAGATAGTTGCTGCTCTGGAGTATCGAGCCAGACGGCAAGAAGCATAATGACCGCCCTTCGGGGCGGTTTTTTATTGGCTTATGTTTTTATTTTCTTTATATTCGTGATGAACTTTATATTAAGTAAAAATTTTAAATTAGTTTTTGAGGGGTTTAGCATGAAGAAAATTGGTGTGCTCATTGGGATTTTAGCTTTTGTTGGATTAACTGGTTGTGAAGAAAAAGAAACAGGTCTTCAAAAGAAAGTACTCAATGCAGCAGTAAATGATTGTAAGGAAAGATTGACCAATAGTTTAAAAAGCCCATCTAGCCTTAAATTAGGTAAAATTTTTGCTATTACCTATATGCCGAAACCTGAAGATGTATATCGAGTTGATTCTCGTCTATTAATTAATAGTGATGGTAAAATTACTAGTGAACTCGAATACTTAAATGTTCGGTATCGTGAGTTAGGTATAAACATAGAGTACGAGGCTCAGAACTCATTTGGTGTTTATTTAAAAGATAATTTGAGCTGTTCTTATATATACAGACTTACTTCTGATGAAACATCCCCTAAAAATGAAATCAAGCTGTCATTGTTAGAAAATAAAAGTGAATCGGTAAAAATTGAAGGTACAAGTATTCCTCTGGATGGTAATTCTAATTTCAAACTCAATACAAAATATGATCGAATTATGAGTAACGTATCATCACAGCCAACCGATGAAGACAAAGAACTACTCAAAAAAGTTGTATATATCTGGAATACAGACCAAGTTTTCAAAAACTTTTCTACTGGCACAATGACAGATGGTGCGGAATAGTTACTCCGCATTTAAACTTAATTGTCCTTTACATCGCCTATAAAAACAGCATAATGCCCGTAAAAGGTAACGTTTTGGTGATGTTATGTCTAAGAAAGAATTAGGAAAACAAAGTAGACAAGGCAAAGCATTGTTACTCGATTTACGTGACCATGCTTGCCAACTACTTAAAAATTTAAAGTCAGTCGATGCCTGTACTGCGGATCAGATCTCTAACGAATTGATGTACCAGATTAGTCAGCACTGGGGCGGTCAATCCATTTACATCATTAAAGATGATACCTTTCATGCTGAAGAACGTGACATTCAAATTTATAAAGAGTTTAACGGTTATAACCACACTGAGCTTGCCAAAAAATATGACCTGACTGAAGTTTATATTTATCGGATTGTCAAACGGATGGCTGAGCAAGAACGCAACCGTATGCAACCTTCCCTATTTGATGCCTAAAAGTACTAAAGTAGTTTAAAAGACCCAAAATCAGTTACCCCTGAAAATGCCCTTAATTAATTCTAATTAAGGGTTTTTTTATGGGCGAAAAGTTAGATTTTGACCAGATATTTGACCGCTGTATGGGGCATGAAGGCGGTTATGTCAATCATCCAAATGATCCCGGTGGTGAAACTATTTGGGGAATTACCATTGCCACTGCACGTAACAATGGCTACATGGGGAAAATGCGCCTTATGAAGCGCGACCAAGCCAAAGAAATCTACCGTAAAGCGTACTGGGAGCGTGCTAAATGTGCCCAATACAACTCCGCTATTGGCTTTCAAATGTTTGATGCCGCTGTGAATCATGGCATTGGCAATGCTATTCGATTTTTGCAACGTGCCGTAGGCGTAGCCGATGACGGTGCTATCGGGAAAATTACCCTTGGTGCAATCAATGAAAAAAGCATTGATGACGTATTAGTGATGTTCAATGCAGAACGCCTAGAGTTTTACGCCAAGCTACAAACCTTCCCAACTTTTGGACGTGGCTGGACCCGTCGAGTCGCAAGTAACTTACGTTATGCCGCTGGAGATACGCCATGAAAAAAACAAATCGTAAAGTTCCCCAGTCGGTCAAAGTGCAACGTCGTATTGATGCGGCTTTGGCAGAACAACGTTTAGCACATAAGAAAAAAATTGAAGCTGTGATTAGTCAATACGATCAAAAAATTGCGCTTCTAGAAATGAACTCCGGGACAAAAGATAAGCCTATCGTTGTTGTTCAAAACGATACTGATTTTGTGATTGATAAAGAAAAGCTTGCTGCTGTTATGCAAAAGCATCGTAGCCAAATTTTACCGCTTAAAACCAGTGGCAAGAGTTCTGGATTTATTGTTGAAAACTGGCGTGATAGTTGGAAATGGATCACGGTTTGGGGTTCTGCAACCATCATCGGCATTAATGCCTTCTATCTCTCTTTACCGCCTGAGTTCATTGATGCCTTGCCTGACAATGCTCAATCAACCATCAACTTTATTGGTGGCATTGCCTTGCTTTTGGGTCGATTCATCAATCAAAGCAAGCCTAAAGCTTTGCCACCAGCGGAGAATCAGGATGTTTGAGACGGTGAAATTTAGCTTTCAGGAAGCGCACTGGATCGTAATTACCGTCCTCGCGCTCTATACATGGTTCATCAATAAGCAAAGTGCTTCAGCCAAAGAAATGCTGGATATTCGCTTGCGTGTGGTAGAGCTTGAAAATGCAGTGAAAGACATGCCATCAAAACTGGAAATCGCACGGCTTGAAGGCGAAATCAAATCAATTAATCAACAGCTTAATTCAACAAGCAAAAGCATTGAGGCGGTTCAACGTGGCGTGAATCGTATTGAACAATATTTACTGGATAACAAGAAGTGAGGTCGTATGAGCTTTGAAACAAAATTGAAAGAAGAAATGCGCCTTGTGATGCTTCGCTTGTTGAATGAGTTGCCTTCATACCGTGGCAATAGTTCAACCCTGCACAGTGGACTAAGTCACTGGGGCTTGAGCTTTAGTCGTGATCAGGTGAAAACCGAGCTGTACTGGTTGAAAGATCAAGATTGTATTTCTATTGAACTAGATAACCCTGATGTCTTGGTAGTGAAACTTTCAACACGTGGGCAAGATGCCGCTGAAGGTCGCACTAAAGTACCAGGCATTCAACGACCATCTGCATAGTGAGGTGGTTATATGTCTTTCATTAAAAAATTATCGCCTGAAGCTCGGAAGCATATTGAGTTCTTATTGCGTTCAGATCGCTACACCATTGATGAGCTTCTTGAATTATTCAGTGAAAAGTTTCCTGATGAGGCACCTGCACGTTCAACCATGGGTAGAGCCAAAAAGAAATGGGATGAACATGCAAAAAAAATGCGTGAAATTGCGACGGCCAGTGAAGCCTTAGTTGCTGAATTAGGTGAAGACACCGACGATAAAGCTGGTGCTTTCATGGTGCAAGGCATTACGACATTGATTAATCACCTTGTACTTGATCAATTGCATGATGAAGAAAATCCAGATGCTCCTATCCAACTCAGTATTAAAGATGCACTTTCATTAGCAAAGGCTTCGCGAGAACTCACAGCAGCACGTGGTATGTCGATTGACCAACGTCAAAAAATTGAACGTATTGCACGTGAAAAAATGTTGGAAGAACAACAAAAGAATTTGGATGAGGTTGTTTCTGCCAAAGGCATGACTGAAGAACAAGCGATGTTCTGGCGTGAGAAAATTTTGGGGATTAAGCAATGAGTACCATGAAGCCTTTAGGCGATACAGTCCGCGTTTTAGGCTGGGATGATTTGCCTCCAAGTGTTCGATCCATACCAGATGATTTTAACCCGTTAGATGAAGGTGTTTTGATGAAACACCAACAGGAATGGGCTGCACTAAAATCACGAATCAAACTTTGTGCCAAAGGTCGTCGAACTGGCATCACCTATGCTACTGCACTCAACAAAAGCCTTACAGCAGCAACAAGAGTTTCTGACGGTGGTCGTAATGTTTATTACATTCCCGATGTAAAAGAAAAAGGGCTTGAGTTTATTGGCTATTGCGCAAAGATTTTGCGCGTAGTTGCTGAAGCCCAATCATTGGGCATTTCAAGTATTGAAGAGTTTATCTTTGAAGACCAAAAAGATAATGGCGAAACTCGAAAAATTACAGCATGGCGAATTCGCTGTGCTAGTGGTAATCAGATTGTGGCTTTATCAAGCCGACCTGCTGCTATTCGTGGTTTACAAGGTGATGTTGTTGTTGATGAGGCAGCCTTCCATGATGATGTTGATGCAGTTTTAGAAGCCGCAGCAGCCTTATTGATTTGGGGCGGTTCGATTGAAATCATCAGTTCTCATAATGGAAAAAAAAATCCATTTAATCAGATGCTGCTTGATATTCAGGCGGGGCGTTATGGTGAAAGTCAGGAAGATGCAGCAGCAATGATCATCACTTTTGATGATGCTGTGGCGAATGGGCTTTATGAACGCGTCTGTATGATGGATCGAAAAAAGGCAACTGCTGAAGGTAAAGAGAAATGGTACAACGGAATCCGTAAAGCATATGGACCACGCTTAGCTGCAATGCGTGAAGAATTAGATGCGATTCCTCGTGATGGATCTGGCGCACGGTTACCCACAGTTTGGATTGAACAGGCAATGCCAGATGTTCGACCAGTATTTCGACTTACCTTGAATGATGATTTCACGAATAAACCTGAACCTGACCGTCGAGCTTATGTTCAAGATTGGTTAGATAAAGAAGTTTTACCCGTACTTAATACACTCAATAAAAGCCTACGTCATGTAGCAGGTCATGACTATGCCCGCCATCGGGACTTTAGTCATTTCACTCCAGCTGAAATTGATCTGAATCTGAACCGTAATGTTCCTTTTGTGATTGAAATGCATAAGGTCCCAACCCGTCAGCAGGAACAAATTATCTGGTTTGTTTTGCGTCGTCTACCGAATTTAAGTGCTGTGTCAATGGATGCCACAGGCTCAGGTGAAACCATTGCTGAATATACCGCTGATGAATTTGGGCATGACTTGGTGCATCAAATCAAGATCAATCGCAATTGGTATGGGCAATGGATGCCTAAGTACATTCAGGCTTTTGAAGATGGCACGCTAACGTTGCCACGGGATGCCAACTTAGAAGCGGATCACCGCGCGATTGAAGAATACGACGGCATTCCAATGGTCAATAAAGCACGTTCTCAAGACTTAAAAGAACCCGATTTATTCCGACATGGTGATGGTGCATCAAGTGGCTGCTTGATGTGGCATGCCAGTCTAAACACGGTTTCTATAAATACCCAAATTATGAGTAAAGGTAGCCGCACCGCTTCCAAATTATTGCGAGGTTATCGTACTGGACAAATGACAAGAGGATTCCGCTAATGAGCAAACAAGGTCTATATATTGGCGGTGAATTCGTTTCATTTGCAGAAGCGAAAAAAGCCCAACCAAGCATCCATCAAATTGCTTCACGTGGCACAGTATCAGGCTATAGCTCTTTAGGTTCGGTATTGCCGAATCCTGATACTGTACTCAAGAAAATGGGCAAAGACATTAAGGCGTATAAAGACATCAAATGTCACCCTGTGGTGAAAGGTGCTTTACGTCGTCGTAAAGCTGCGGTCAAAGCCAAGGCATGGCGTATTGTCAAAAATAAGGCATCTGATCAAGTCACAGCGCATATCAGTAGCATCTTTGATAATTTGCAAATCAATAAGATTACTGGCGGTATGTTTGATGCCACGTTTTTTGGTTATCAGCCTTGTGAAATTACTTGGGCGCATACAGATGGTGCTTGGCTACCTGCGAATATTCAAGCTATGCCACCTGAGTGGTTTTTCTTTGACCCAGACAATAATTTACGTTTTAAAGATAAAAATGCAGGTCAAGCTGGATTGTTGGTTGAACCACGTAAATACCTTGTTCCTACTCAAGATGCGAGCTATGACAATCCCTATGGCGAACCTGATGCTGCTTTGGTGTTCTGGGCAACAGCCTTTTTACAAGGTGGCATGGAGTTCTGGGTACGCTTTACCGAGAAATACGGCAGTCCTTGGGTGATTGGTAAATACGGCAATAATTACGATGAAGCCCAGCAAGAGATTTTGCTCAATAACCTCTATGCCATGGTACAAGATGCTGTTGCCGTGATTCCTGACAATTCAAAGATTGAGATTATTGAAGCTGCTGGTAAATCAGCTTCAGCCGATGTCTATGAAAAGTTCCTGATGTATTGCCGTTCAGAAATTAACATTGCCTTGCTTGGTCAGAACCAAACCACTGAAGCGGAAGCCAACCGCGCCAGTAGTGCCGCAGGTTCAGAAGTCACTGCCGACATTGCTGATGGTGACTGTGAAATGACAGCCGAGCAATTTCAGCTTCTGATCGATTGGATTGTGGATTACAACTGGGGTGGACCATCACCACAGTTTGAGTATTTTGAAGATTCTAACGGTGGTACAGAGCAAGCAGAACGTGATGCCAAGTTATATTCGGCAGGTGCTCGTTTTAGTAATCAGTACTATGCACGTGAGTATGGCTTCCAAGAAGGTGACTTACTACCACCGTTAGAACAAGTACCACCTGACCCAAGTTTTGCTGAGCATGCACGTACATACCGCCCAGTCGCACAAAACTTTGCTGAAGCGGTTGTACCCACGTTAGAACAAGCAGCAGCCGATCCGCTGAATGACATGGTGAACCGATTGCGTCATGTGGTGCAATCTGCAAAAGGTTTTGAACATATTCAAGATGCTGTACTGGCTGAGTTCTCAGAAATGGATTCATCCGAGATGGTCAAAGTGATGCAATTAGCAATGACCCTTGCTGAGCTTGAAGGACGCGCGGAGGTTACAAATGAGTGACTTCCAGCTCAAGTTCCAAGAGCAGATTGATTTTCTCCAGCAGAAAGTCAATTTGCCAACTGAAAGCTATAAAGAAATTACATCGCGCCAACATGACCGTGCTTTCGTTGTTGCTGGAGCAATGAAAGCGGATCTACTCAATGACCTACACAGCATCGTCAATCAAGCCATTGCCGATGGTCAGTCATTTAAGCAATTTCAGGATGGCTTTGATGACATCCTTGCCAAGCATGGCTGGCTCAATGATGAGGACAAAGGTTATAAAGCATGGCGTGCTAAAGTCATTTACCAAACCAATTTAAGAACATCTCAAGCTGCGGGTCGTTATAAGCAAATGACTGACCCTGAAATGTTGAAGCGTCGCCCCTACTGGCGGTATCGACACAACACAGTAGAAAATCCACGGATTCAACATGAACGCTGGAATAACTTGGTACTGCCAGCCGATGCAGACTTTTGGAAAACCAACTTTCCACCCAATGGTTATGGCTGCAACTGCACTGTTGATGCGATTAATGAGCGTCAACTCAAAGCTATGGGTAAAACTCAGCCTGATGAAGAACCTGCTTTTGATGATGCTGGCCGTCAAGATTTTAATTCTGCACCTGGTGCAAGTTGGTATCCCGATTTAGACAAGTATCCAGAGCCAGTCGCAAAATCTTTTGTGGCTGAAAATATGGGTGATGGTGTATTTGACCGCTTTGTTGAACATACTTTTGATGAAGTGGATGCAATTAAAGACCAAGTTAAAAACATCACTGGCAAGGTCGAAAAAGCCAAAGCAGCGGCAAAGCTTTTAAAAAATATCACTACTTCTGAACAGTACCCGATTGCTGTTTTAAGTGCAGATCAAAAGCAATTACTGGGTGCTTCGACTCAAGTGCTGATATTCAAACAAGCAGATGCCGTACAGCAGATCTACAACTCAGCGACTGGACTATCGTATATGCTCCAGCATCTATTCGATAAAGCCGAATGGATTGTGCGAGTGAGTAATAACAAACTGTTGGTGCATGTGGTATTTGGTCAGCGCAAGTTTATTGCGGAAGTTCAGCAAAACCGAGATGGACTCTTTTTAAAGTATTTTAATACTGCCAGTGCCAGTGAAATTTCAGCCGCCAAAAAATCAGGTACGGTCTTGTTAGGAGCTTAGGCATGCTAAATTTTGAATTGAAAAGTGGCATTGTGATTGATGTGCTGAATCAGATTGAAGGCACGTTAGATGAGCCAAATCCGATGCTGGCAGATATGGGGGAATATCTCACATCCAGTTCACAGGAACGCTTTAGAACATCCACTGCACCCGATGGCAGCAAATGGCAAGCCAATACACAAACCACTTATCTCAAGATTTTAGGCAAAAGCCACAGCGGTGAAGAAGGCAAACTCAATGCCAAAGGTGTGAACCGAGTCACCAGCAAACGTCCACTTGTACTCACTGGCAATTTGATGAACAGCATCCACTATCAAATCAGTGGTGATTTGTTGCTGGTAGGTTCAAATATGATTTATGCCGCAACTCAACAGTTTGGTGCCAAAAAAGGTGAATTTGGAAATGGCGCACCATGGGGCAATATTCCTGCACGTGAATACCTTGGAATTTCGGTTGCAGATGAAGCCGAACTGTATGCAATTGCTGAAGATCATTTGTTGCCTTAAATTGCGTTTTAAAGGCGGTTTAATGTCGTTCTGCTAAAATGGTATAAGTTTGGTTTTACTTGCGCTATAAAATCAATCTAACGGCTATCTAACGCTATATGTATATTTAAGCCTGAACTGAATTTTATAAATTTTGTTTAATCGCAGATTTTGAGGGTAATTTGATTCCATGGCAGATATTGAAGAAATCAGACGTATTGCTACAGAAGTTAGAACAGCAATGGACACATTGATTGCTGAAAACAAAATTCCGCAGTGGTGTATACCCTTCCCTAGATTTCCAGCGGGATGTTGTGGAGATATCAGTATTATTTTAGCAACACACTTCAAGAATGCGGGTTTTGGTTTAGGTGATTATATTTGTGGTCGCTATGTTGAAGATGGTCGTTCACATGCTTGGCTAAGACTCGATGGAATTTGCATTGACATTACTGCTGACCAATTTAATTTTGCATCTTTCCCAAAAGTCATTGTGGAATATGAACAGGATTATCCTTTAAATAAGCTCTTTGAAACTGATACACCTCCTTCGACATATGAGATTGATCGACCACATCTCAGTAGTGTCTATACACAGATAAAAGAAAAGATTTCATCTTAGTTAAACCTCTAAATTAGTTTAAAAGACGCCTAGCGCGTCTTTTTTCATACTCAAGGCTCAAGAGGATTTTATTGAGCATGAGATGAAGCCAATCAAAATTTTTAAAGTCGGCACACATACCAGCATGCAAGGGGTTTCAAAAGAATATACCCGCGACATGCTGGCAGACTGTGTTGCTGCTTATTCCCCACAAACCCACGAAGCACCACTGGTGGTAGGACACCCAAAAACTGATGACCCTGCAATGGGTTGGGTGGACCATCTAGAACTTTCTGACGATGGCTACTTACTTGCCTATCCAAAACAAATCGATGCTGATTTTGCTGAAAGCGTAAATGCTGGAAAGCACAATAAAGTTTCAGCCAGTTTTTACCTTCCAGACTCACAAGCCAACCCAACACCGGGAAAACTGTATTTACGCCATGTGGGATTCCTTGGCGCACAGCCACCAGCCGTAAAAGGACTGGGTACGGTTCAATTTTCTGAAAATGAAGATGGCGTGGTGGACTTTGCAGACTGGGGGCACAGCCTCGCTGCTGACCTTTTCCGCAAAATCCGTGAATGGTTAATTGATGAAAAAGGATTAGAAGATGCGGACAAGATTGTACCGAATTGGCTGGTTGAGTCCTTGCGTGAATATGCTGACCGCAATCCTGCCGAAGTTGCCGCAAGTTTCACTGAATTTGCGCAAGACATTGGACTTGTTATTCCAGCAAAAGATGATGCAACGCCTAATCCAACGCCTGCCGCTGACCATGCTGAAGCTCCCAAAACCGCCCGTGAAATTGAACTTGAACAGCAATTGGCACAGGCAAATGCAACGCTTGCAGCGCAAAAGACTGCGGAACAGCAATCCTTGGCAAGCGATTTTGCAGAAGAGCTTGTAGAAGCTGGTCAACTGCCACCGAAATTAAAAGAAAAAGCCGTTTCACTTTTAACCGCTGCACAGCAAAACGAGCAAGTGGTGAGCTTTTCTGAAGGTGAACAATCTTTTGCTGAAGGACTCAAAGCCTTTCTTTCTGACCTGCCAAAAATTATTGAATTTGGAGAACACCGCCCGAAAGGTCATGTCGATCCAAACGCAAACACCCCTGTAAACCCATTGCTTGCTGACGCTGAAAGCCGTTCAGCACATTAATTTCGAACAATTTTAGGAGTCAAAACATGCCGACTTATAACCAACCCAAAGTCTTGAGTGATGTGCTGCTTGTAGAAGTCAAATCAGGCTGGACCAAACAAAGCGGACTTTTATCTGCAACTGCTTTAGCCCTCGCCATTGGTGTCGTTATGGCACAAAAAGCCGATGGTGAATATACACCGATTGATTTTGCAGCTGCTGCACCGTTAAACAAAGCTGCTGCTGTATTGGCGGTCAATGTAGATGAATCAACTTCTGCACAAAAAACGGTATTCATTAAACGTGGTGCAGTCGTGGCAAGCAATGAACTGGTCTTCCCTGATGGTGCAACGGATGAAGAAATTAAAACGGCTTTGGCTGAGCTTGAAGCTTTGGGCATTGTTGCTGAAATTGCACTTTAAGCCCGAACACTAACCATTTATTTATAAATTTCAGTGAGAGAACAACATGAATTTAGCTGATTTATTTACGCCCTCAACACTTACCAAAGCAATTAATACATTGCCGAAAGCTCCAAGTGTGCTGGGTGATAAGAAGATTTTTAAAGTAATTCCAGTCAAAACCACAACTGTTACGATTGAAGCAATCAACGGTAAATTGGTTCTGGTCAGCAATACTGACCGTAGTGCTGATCCTACCCATAAAGGCAATTCCAAGCGCAAACGTATTACTCTGGAAATTCCACATTTACCAAAAACAGCAACCATTTTGCCAGATGAGTTGAATGTCCAAGAATTTGGGTCAGATGCCCCTGAAGGTACAGCACAAGCAACCGTGATCAACAACAAGTTGCAAGGGATGAAAAACGACATTATGACCACAGTGGAATTCCACCGTGTGGGTGCAATTTCGGGAATCATCTTGGATGCAGATGGCTCATCAGTCATTTACAACCTGTTTGATGAATTTGGTGTGCAGCAAAAGAACATCAATATTCAATTTAGCGTTGCAACGACCGACATCCGTAAACAAGTGCTAGATGGTAAGCGCCATGCCCAGAAAAAACTTGGGGGTGCAATTGTTCGTGAATGGATTGGTTACTGTTCTTCAACTTACTTTGATGACTTGACTGCACATGACACCGTGAAAGAAGCCTTTGCAAACTGGCAAGCAGCGCAAGACCGCTTAGGTGGTGATATGCGTTCAGGCTTCTCTTTTGCAGGTGTGACGTGGATTGAGTATGAGGTTGAAGTGACCAATGCTAACGGTCAAGCCACTAAGTTCATCCCTGATGGTAAAGCGCGTTTAGTACCAATTACCGATGATTTGTTTGCGACTTACTTAGCACCAGCCAACTACAACGAAGCAACCAACACTTTAGGTATGGAGTTCTATGCCAAAGCGGAAGAGCGTCGTATGGGCAAAGGTTGGGACTTAGAAGCACAGTCGAACCCACTGTCTGTATGTACTGCGCCTGATGCGTTAGTGACGTTCTCTGCGACTTAATTGGGAGCATAAGCCATGTACTGTACGGTTGATGACGTTCAAAAATTAGTGCCACTACAGACCTTAATTGATTTAACACAAGACGATCCACTCAATGCAACATTTGACGAGTCGATTGTGAATGATGCGATTAAGTATGCCTCAGACAAGATTGATGCTGCGATTCGTGGGCGTTACAGCCTACCGTTAGCGCAAAAGCCAGACTTGTTGAAAGACATTGCACTGGACTTTGTTCGTCATCGACTTTACAGCCGTCGTCCTGATGGTAATGACTTACCCGATGCTGTGAAAGAAGGCAAAAAGTCGGCAGAAACCGATTTAAGCAAGATTTCACGGGGTGAGATGTCTTTAGGGATTGAAGACAGTAAAAAGCCGATTCAGGAAGCTGGTCCATGGCGTATGAAAGCCCCTAAACGGATGTTTGATCGGCATAACCGTCGGCATGGCAATGGAGGGTTTTTCTAATGAGTCAGACCCAAGACATTTTGGATGATTATGTGGCACGTCTAGTTGCTGCTCATGAAAAGTTATCCGTTAGAGAGACTCCAGACAAGCCGTCTAATTATGCACTGCGTCATCCAGTCGGTGAGATTTTGGTGCAGTACGCAGGGAGTGATTTTATTGAACCGGATAACACTGGAGGCAATTATCCCAATGCACCGGTGGTAGATCGCCCACAACGTCGTCGTATCAACATTCAACTAACTTTGGTTTTACGTTCACTCTCAGGTGCAAATGGCACGACCCAGACCTTAGATAATGTACGTGACAGCCTTAAAAAATTCCGTCCACGTCATTGCCTGACCCAAGTCTATTTTACGGGTGAAGGTTTCATTTCTGAAAACCAAGGCATTTGGCAATACGGACTCAGAACAGCCGTCGAGCTGTGGGAGAAATAACGTGTCTAAAGAAGAAACAAAAACCGTCAAGGTGAAACTGCTTAAAGACCATCAACACGGAAAAATGCGTCATAGCACAGGTATGGAGATTGAAGTTCCTGAACTTGATGCAAAGTGGTTAATCAACCTAAAAGTTGCAGAAGAAGTGAAAACCTCAGCAGCAACTACTCAAAAACCGACTGAGGATAAATAATCATGAGCACGAAAGATTTTAGCTTTCAAGGTCCGATCTATTTGGCGGACAACGTCAATGGTAAACCACAAAACATGCGCTGGGTCGGTGACCAGTCTTCTTTAAACTTTGCCATTGATGCTCAGTTTGAAGAACGTAAAGAAAACTATACGGGTCTACGCACTACCTCAGTTCGTTTAAAGCAATCTGTGGCAGTCAATCCTGAAATGGTTCTTCGCTATATCACCCCTGAAAATATTTTACTGGGTGTACACGGCAAATTGAGTAAACGTGCTGCTGGGACTGTGACCGCAGAAGTTTTACCAAGTACCGTCGCAGCAGATGACATTGTATTGCTGGACAAAGGTGCTATTTCTGACCTTGTGTTGACGGATAGTCAGGTATCAACTCCGACCACATTGGTTGAAGGCACGCATTATGCGATTGAATCAGCAGCATCGGGTTTAATCAAAATCCTTGATGTGACAACCCTGACTCAACCGTTAAAAGCAGCTTATAGCTATGGTGGATCAACCAATGTATCCATGATGACAGCCGCTACTCCACCAGTGAAATACCTGTATATGGAAGCAATTAACACTGTGGATGGTAAACGTGCGCGTGTCCATTTGTATCGAGTGCAGTTTAACCCATTGGCAAGCTTGCCTTTGACCAATGAGAACTTAGCTGATTTCACCTTAAATGGAACATGCTTGGCGGACGCTAACAACCGTTTAGACGACGATTTAGGTCCATTTGGTCGTATTGAATGGCTTGATGATGAGGTCACTCCTTAATGGCTCAACGCGTAGAAGCGAACAGCCCTGAAACTTCAGCAGCTGAACAAGCTGCTGAAGACCTAGCGGTCCTGTTCCCCGACTCCAGCATCACCATTGCAGGTGAAGCAATTATTGTTACTGAGTATCCATTTTTGCAATGGCTCCAATTGAAGCCCTTACATAGTGAATTTTTAGATGACCTTGCAGAATTGGTCGGTCATTCAGAAGAAGGCATTACAACTGATGAATTGATGGAGTTTTTTGAAGATCAATTTCAGCATGTGCAAGCCTTGATTGCTGCCAGTATTGACCGTCCACTTGAATTCTTTAAACCACTGAAAAGCGATGAAGTGGATAACCTGATGCTCACTTGGTGGCATGTAAACAAGAATTTTTTTTTAAAAAGCGTCCACAGAGCGCGTCGAAAGCAAAACAAAGTACTGTCCGCTGGGCAGACATCTACCAAACCCTAATCTCCAACGGACACGATAAAGCGGCTTTAGCACGTTATACACAACGTCAGCTAGAGCTGTTTTACGCGTCCGTTTTACGTCAAAAAAATCACGCCAAAGCAGACTTAATTGAGGCAGTCAACCAAGGTTTTGGTGGTGGCAACGAACTTTCTAATTACCTGAAAAAACTGCGAGGTGGATAATCATGGCGGGTAAAAACTTAAAAGTTGCCTTGCAAGTACAGGCAGACTTAAACCAAGCCAAGCGTGAAATTGGCTCTTTAAAAGACACGATCCAAGACACTACTAAAGCCGCTGATGCTGCCACAGCGTCACAAGGCAAGACCTCCAAAGCGGTGGCAATTACTGCGGATGAAATCAAGAAATTATCAGGTGCAACCAATTTAAAAGATGGTATTAAACAAGTTTCTGACTTTGAAACAGGGCTAAATAAATCCGCGCAGGCATCAAGGAACATGGCGGATTCAAACAAGCTGATTGAAAAATCCATCACCAGTCTAACGCCACATCTAACGGCATTAGTGGGGCTTTCAGGTGGCTTTATTGCGGTAGCAGTCGATACTCTGAACAAAGCCGCTGAACTGCAAAACCTAAGCAGTGTTACAGGCATGAATGTTGAAGAGTTTCAATATTCCGCTGCGGCTGCCAAAAAAGTCGGTATTGAGGTCGATAATCTCTCTCAAATTTTCCAAGATGCCCGAGATAAAGTCGGTGACTATTTAGCGGAAGGCGGTGGTGAGCTTCAGCAATTCTTTGATGAGATTGCCCCTAAAGTTGGGGTGACCGCAAAACAGTTTGAAAAGCTGAATGGTGATCAGATTCTTCAATTGTATGTGAAGACATTACAGGAAGCTGGTGTAAGCCAGAACGAAATGGTCACTCACATGGAACGTATGGCCAGTGATTCCACACGCTTAATTCCGATCTATGAAAACAATGCTGCTGCACTTAGAAAATATGGCGATGCAGCCAAAGAATCAGGTGCAATTTTAAGCCAAGAGCTGGTAGACAATGCAAAGAAAGCGAAAAGTGCATTAGGTGACTTTCAAATGGGTGTTGAAGGTGTGACCAATAAAATGGTTGCTAATGCCGCACCTGCCATCGTATTTGTAGCCGAAAATATGGATGTATTGGTTCGGGCAGGATTGATCCTTGCATCACTGTATGCAGGGAAAATGGTCACAGCAACTATGGCGACAACCCTTGCTTTTATCAAGCAACGTGCTGAATTGATTGCGACTGAAGTAAATATGTTAAGAACAGCTGGTGTTGCTGATTACACCGCCAATAAGCTGAAAGCACTAGCGACAACTTCAAAATTATTAACATTGACTAGCGGACTACCCGGACTTGCCATTGCTGCGGCAGGTGTGGCGGCAAGCTTCTTACTTATGCCAACCAGTGCTGAAGCGGCAACGGACAGCCTAGATGATCAAGGTAAATCGGTTGCTGATTTGGCAGAAGAATATAAGAAACTGAATGCCGAGAGTAAGCAAATCACACTAAACAAGCTCACTGAGCAATTGGCAGAACAAGAAAACGCAGTCAAAGATGCGGGTTCTGCCATGGAAACGTATTTAGAGCAAAAGATGCAGTCGATTATAGGGACATCGGGTGCTGCTCAAAAAGCGTTAGAACAATATTTTAATGAAGTCAAAGCTGGTGGTGATACAGCCAAAACTGCATTTGACCGTTTGCGTGATACCAAGCTACTCAATGAAAATGAGCTATCCAAAGTTGCTAAACTTGGGCAAGAGTTTACAAATACGTCTGATAAGGCAGCTCTAACGCAGGTCAAAATTGATGTTTTGAATGGCAAAACTGCAAACTTTGCCAATATGTCAGATGCAGCAGCTGAAGCCGCAAAAGGCATGTCAGGTGGCTTCGATACGGTTGGGACTCATGCTGATGGTGCTGCAACTAAAATCCAAGGTATCACCAAGGCATATAAAGAGCTGATCCAAGCTGCCCAAGGTGAAAATTTTAATCTGCAATATGAGATCTCACAGCGTGAATCTGGTGTGTCACCTGAATTGGCGGCTGCCAATGCAAAATCACTGGCTGCCCTCAATGCAGATCCAAGTGCAACACAGACTTATTTTAGAGTGCCTGATGAAATTTCTAACGCTAATGCGGAACTCATCCAAGGTAAAAAGGAAATTGCAGATTTAGACGAGGCAGAAAAGAAACGTCAGGAAGCGATTACCAAGGAAAAAGAAAGACAGGTCAAGATTTCTGAACAGACTGCAAAAATTAATAAAACTGTTTTAGCACAATCGAAACAGTATAACTATGCAGGTAAAGAACAGGCAGAAGGCATTCCAAATGGTCTGTTATATGCTATATCAACACAAGAATCACGCGGGAATGCAAATGCAACTAGCCCTAAAGGTGCTAAGGGTGCATTCCAATTTATGCCAGCTACTGCGCAACGATTTGGGCTTTCAGATCGGACAGATGTTAATGCTTCTGCCGATGCAGCAACGAAATACCTTGGTATTTTATGGAAGCAATTTAATGGCGATTTAGATAAAGTCATTATGGCGTATAACGCTGGTGAAGGTAATGTAGCTTCGGGCAAGGCATACGGTTTTAAAGAAACCCAAAATTATCTTGTAGCAGTTAAAAAGAACTTAGCAGCGATTAATGGCTTGAATGATGAAAATGCTCAAGCCAATTTAAGCAAAATGATAGCCGCTGAAAGTGAATATCAAAAGCAACAGCAAGAACAGCAACAAAACCGCATTAATTTACGTGAGTTTTATTATACGGATGAAGAAAAAGCCCTTGCTGAACATAACAAGCGCATTTCAGACCTTAATAAAGCTGGATATTCAAGTACTGAGTTAAAATCACTTTTAGAAAAAGAAAATCAGCGTTATGAAGATGTTTTAAGCAAACGTCCTGAGATTTTAAAACGAGTACAAGATTCACTCTCTACATTGAATGAAAGCTTTTTACGCTCTTCAGACAATGGTTTGCAAGCCGATCTCAATGGCGTAGATGAAAAGTGGAAACAGACCAAAGCTGACCTTGCCAGCTTAATGATGTCTGAAGCTGATCCATTACAAGCCAACCAGTACCAAGAAATGTTGGTCAAAGTTGATTTTGTGATTGATAAAGAAAAGCTCACTTTGCAATTTAACGATGCCATGAAGCAGTTAGATGACTTGCAAAGCCTACGCTCACAACGTCAAGAAAACTTAAAATACAAGTTCGACTCAGGGCAAATTTCACGTCCACAATATGCTGAAGGATTGCAAAATATTGATTCAGATATAACCCCTAAAATGCAAGGGCTGATCGATATGGCGCGTGAATTAGCATTACAAATGGGTGATGCATTTTCGGTTGAAAAATTAGATAGCCTTGAAGCTGGCTTAAATAAAGTTGACGCAAGTTTAAAGCAGTTTTTACCGACTGCTGACCAATTGAATGAACGCATTGCTGGTGGCTTGACTGATGCAATAATGGATTGGGCAGACGGTACAAAATCTGCTGGTGATGCTTTTAAACAGTTTGCATCTGATTTCTTGCGTGAAATTGCACAAATGATTTTAAAGCAGATGCTGTTTAATGCCATTTCTCAAGCGGGTGCAGCAGGTTCGGGCGGTCTTGGTGGTGCCTTTGCCAGTATCGTTGGAGCAGCATTTAGTACGGGCGGTTGGACTGGTCCCGGGAGTAAATATCAACCCGCAGGCTTGGTACATGCTGATGAATTTGTCATTCGTAAAGAATCCACCAGCCAGGCGGGTGCAAAAGAGTTTTTAAGTTACTTTAACCATTACGGGATGGATGCTTTAAACAAATTTAAAGGTTATGCAACTGGCGGCATGGTTGGTGCACCAAATATTTTAGTCCCCAATATTCAAGCTCCAAAACTAAATGACCCAGTCGCACAGATCGCTAGCTCTACCAGCTTCAGTGCCAATCAAAACTTTTATTTAGTCGATGACCCAGCCCGCATTTTAGATGTCTTAAAATCAGGTGCATCACAAGAAAATCTAGTGGTCATGATGTCACGTGACCCAGCCAAATTTAAGTCTGCACTGAAACTGGGTTAAGAATCTCCATCAATCCATCTTTAGCAAAGTGGGACTTTTGGAGGTATACAAAGTTCTAAATTAGTTTAAAAGTCAATTTTCAGATACTCCGCCACACTAGGCGGAGTATCTGTTTTTGGACTGTTAAAAATGCCTCATGACATTGGTTATGTAGATAATTCGAGTGGCACACTGGCACACTACAAAATGCTGGAGAAAATCCGTGATGTGGCGGTGGCTTCAGGATTTTGGACGGTCATGCGTTATGACACCAGCGTTGCAAACCGTGAGCTAATTTTAAAAGGTCAAGGTTATTCAGGCACTGAAGAAATTTATGTAGGCGTTAGAACGTATCAGGATGCCTCCGCAGATTATTACAACCTTTGTGTTGCGACCTTTACGGGTTATGTCGCATCCAATACTTTTGATACGCAACCGGGTGTTAGATTGTCTGGTGTACCAGCCCATAACCAACGTATTGATTACTGGCTTACGGTGAATCCGCAACGGATCGCTTGCTGTATGAAAGTCGGTACACCTGTTTATGAGCATTTCTATATTGGGAAATTCTTTCCCTATGCACGTCCAAGCCAGTATCCATACCCCATTGTATGCGCTGGCATGCTGAGTGGTGCAGCTGCAACACGTTATTCAGATACCTCGCATTCCATGCCCTACAAAGGCAACCGTGTGAATTTAGGCATGCGTTTCAATACAGGTGTGTATTTACAACCTGAAACTCATCCATGGAATAACACCTATTTGGCAGGTACAACCCAGCTTCGTGATACCAATGATTCGTATCCCTTACTGCCTGTCATTCTAAATGATGCAAATGGTATTTATGGCGAATTAGATGGCATTCGTTATGTCAGTGGTTTTAACAATGTAGTTGAAAACACTTGTGGACCCGATTGGGTAGTACTTCAAGATGTCAGCCGCACAGGATTTACAGATTACATCGCTTTGAAATTGGATGCATAAGGAGAAGAATAATGGCGTATTACAGTGGGCAGGCTTCGAGCTATGATGAATTATTAACAGTACTAGTCAATGGATGCGTTGCAAATGGTTGGGTTTGGGCAGATAGTATTTTAAGAAAAAATGGTTGCTACATTAAATTAGAAGTCGTTACATCTGGAAGTGCCACAGGTATAAAAGCAACAGGTGGTACTGGGGTTTCAGGTACGAGCCTTTTAAATGCAGCTACAACAATACCAAGAATGGGGAATCCTGGTGTTATTAATTTAATTACATTCCCTGTTTTATATCATCTATTTGTTTTTGATAATGAAGTTTATTTAAAAATTAAATTTAATGTTAACACATTCCATTATTTAGCATTTGGAAAATCTGATCTAACATTATCTGAAAATGGCCTATGGATTTCAGCGACAGCATGTGGGGCTGGTAGTTATTCAAATTCTACAGGTGGAGTACTTATCAGTGATACTACTGGCGGGGCTGGAGGTGGTGTGAATCCAAGTGCCGTTGCTCCATTTTGGAACACTAATAGTTTTGTAGATAACTGGTCCAATGCAGTTATTGCACATGGTTTTGATGGAGTTATTTGGTCCAGCGGTACAAAAATTGCAAATTTTGTAAGCTCTTTAGCACCATTAAATGCTAGACAACCATCATCATGGTCAAATGATTCTATTTTCTTGCCCATTAATATTTATGTAGATAGAGCTTCATCTAAAAAAAGCTTAGCTTGTCAGCTTCAAAATTCAAGATATCTAAGAGTTGATAATTTTAACCCTGAGCAAATTATTCAATTGGGTAGTGACAAATGGATGATCTTTCCATTTTATAAAAAAGATATTACGTCACGGAATGGTGGTGGTTTTATCGACCACACTGGCACCTTCGGCTGGGCTATCCGTTATGACGGGCCATAGGAGTATTACCTATGGCAAATCTCAATTTTTGGCTTACCCAAAGCCCACTTAATCCAGACCATAACCCTCTCATCACACTAGATTTTGAGGGCTTTACGGGTGAACAATGGTATCCCTACCATGAGTCGATGGTATCTGTTTCACCTGTTTTTGTACTCACCACGCACTACCCATTAGAAGCCAATAGTCGTGCTATTCAATACATCAAAACCAATAGCTATTTTGACGATTTCTATAATCATATTCATATTTCCCCAAGTGCGTTAGAACTGGGGAATATGGCCTCAGAGCAAGTTAGTACAGTCAATATTTGGAATGCTTATTTGGTCAATCAAAACCTACAAAGCATTGACGGTATTGAAGAAGGCTTAAACGTATCAGGGCAACCCAGTCCACCATTTACATTTACCGCATTACAAGAACGTGCATGGGATGTCAGTATTTTGCCATATGGTCCATCGACCATTGATGTCAATCTAACGTGGCAGTTTGGCGATGCTGAAGCGGTTTTACATATCACAGGCACACGTATTGTCGCCTTTGGCTGGTTGGTGGACTGGTCAAAGCCAGTAACTGAAACGCTGCAATGGCTCACTGATATTTTGCAAAGTAAAACAGGCTATGAACAACGTCGTAGCCTGCGCCTATCCCCACGTATCCAATTTGATGCAGAGCTGTTGCTGTACGATGCTGAGCGCCAATATTTTGACCTCGCTATGATTGGTTGGGGAGCGAAAACCTTTGCCATGCCGATTTGGTCACAGCAGCAATGGCTTAATTCAGCCCATACTGCGGGTGGCATGATTATCTATTGCGATACCACTTACCGTAATTTCAAAGCAGACCGCTTGGCAATATTACGTGGTGATAATGCTTTTGATAATGAGACGGTAGAAATTGAAAGTGTGCTGGATGATCGCTTGATCCTGAAACGACCACTGCAAAAGTCGTGGGCAAAAGGCACATGCCTTTCTCCAGCTATTACAGTACGGCTCAATGGTCAGCCAAACTTAATGAAACGCACGGATCGCATGATGCGTACCGCTATTTCACTCATTGCGACTGAAACCTTAGACCATACCGAGCAAATGCCATCGACTTTGTATCGTGGCTACCCTGTGCTAGAGCAAGTACCCAATGAAAAAAATGACCTGACTCATTCCTATGAGCGATTAATTTCACAGCTCGATAACAAAACTGGCTTGGTGCTGCAAAAAGACCATGCGCAAGCCACCTTTGGCTTATATCAATACGACTGGATGACCTATGGTCGCCAAGAACAAGCCAATTTACGCGGGTTATTTTATGCCTTACGAGGTAGCCAAAAAGCCATTTGGCTACCGACTTTTAGTGATGATCTAACACTTAAATCCATCATTACGGCAAGCGGTCAAACCTTGGATGTGCAGTGGTGTGGTTATAGTCGTTTTGCTCAATCTGAATTGGGTCGTCAAGACATTCAATTGACCCTGAAAAATGGCACAGTGCTGTACCGTCGCATTACTGCATCTACCGAGGTGGATAGCAGTACTGAGCGATTAGCCGTGGATACCACTTTCCCAATACAAATCCTACCGACAGACATTATTCGCATTAGCTTTGTCAGCCTTTGCCGTTTATCTAACGATAGCGTGGTGATTGAGCATTTGAATGACAGTGACGGCATTGCCAAGTCATCGGCAACCTTTAGAGGAGTACGCGAAGCATGAGTTTTGCAGACCAAGAAACCTCTTTGCAAAACGGACGACCTGTCCGTTTATACCAGTTCCAGCGTGGTCCATTAAAGTGGGGCTATACCAATGCAGACCGTAACATTACTCATTTAGGAATCACCTTTCGATCACCTACAGGCGGTATTTCTGATGATGGTATTCGTCAAACTGAAAACGCCACCACAGACCTACTTACGCTGAGTATGTCGGCAGAACTCGATATTCCAAAGATGTTCCGTATCGTGGCACCTTCGCAAACCATCAATGTAACGGTATTTGATTTGCACTATGGTGATGACGGCTATTTGGTGGTCTGGATGGGCATTATCGTCGGGGTAAAATTCCCGAATGATTACACCGCTTCCGTACAGTGCCAAACCTTATCAGCATCGTTAGAACAAACGGGTTTACGCAAGACGTGGACTAAGATTTGCCCGCATCAACTCTATAACACCGCTTGTGGCGTGGCGCGTAATTCATTTCGTGTAGATGGTCAGGTCGTTTCAATCGATGGTACGAGTATTAATATTCCCGCAGCAGCAGCTCAAGCCGACGGCTGGTATTCAGGCGGTTATGTGGAGTGGACCAGTCAATATGGCAGCGAACAGCGTGGCATTGAATTGCACCAAGGTGCGGTACTTTCATTGTATGGCGGCACTTCAGGGCTAGCAGCAGGTCAAACCATTGCGATTTATGCAGGCTGTGACCGTTTATTTGCCACCTGTCATACCAAGTTTAACAACGTACTAAATTATGGCGGTGCGCCACATTTACCGGGCAAATCTCCCTTTGATGGCACACGGGTCTTTTAGGAGCTAATTATGTGGATTCAACTTGCACTATTCGTTGCATCGCTAATCATTAGTGCTGCTTTAGCACCAAAACCTGAACAACCCAAAGCAGCAACTGCCGAAGATATTGACTTGCCAACGGTTGATGATGGTACGCCTAAAGTCGTGATTTTTGGGGATGTCTGGATTACTTCATGGTGTGTGATTGGTTCAGGTAATTTCCGCAATGGTGCTATTTATAAAAAGCAAAAAGGCTTGTTTGGTTCAAAAAAAGTCAAAGCTGGTTATCAATACTTTATGTCACTGCACATGGGTATTGCCATGGCATTGGATGACTTGGTTGAAATCAAAGTATCTGACAAAACCGCATGGACAGGCAGTATTTCATCTGACAATCAAAGCACAATTAGCATCAATCAACCTAAGTTATTCGGTGGCGATGATGCTGAAGGTGGCATTGTCGGTGATCTCACGATTATGCGTGGTGCAGCCGATCAAGCTGCCTTACCTGCGTTGCAAGCTATGCTTGGCGTGGTGCCTGCCTATCGTGGCTGTGTGACGTTCTTTTATGATGGTCAGATTTCAGCAAATTCAGTCTACCCAAAACCATGGTCGTTCCGTGTACGTCGCACCACGTCTGGTTGGACTGGAGGCACATGGTATCCCGAAAAAGCCACCATCTGGCTAGGTGATAACACAATTAAAGCTATGAACCCTGCCCATATCATTTATGAAGCCCAGACCAATAGTGCGAGTGATTGGGGGCGTGGTTTTTCTGCAAGCCAACTCGATGTTGACAGTTTTGTGGCTGCGGCAGACCAGCTTTATAGCGAGGGTTTTGGCTTGTGTTTGGCATGGCGTAGACAAGACAGTATTGAAGCTTTTATTCAAGAAATTCTTGACCATATTGGTGGGGCTTTGCAGGTGGATCGCATGACAGGTCTATGGCGTTTAGACTTGATTCGAGATAATTATGATGCGTCTACATTACCGAGTTTTAACTTCAGCACAGGCTTACTTCGTGTTGAGGAAGACAATAATTCATCTAACGATTTAGTCACTAACCAGACCATTATTTCTTATATTGATCCTGTCACCAATGAAACCTTGCCAGCCCGTGCCGAAAACCTAGCGGCTATCCAACGTAGTGGCATTATCTTAGAAAATAAGACCTATACAGGCATTCCAACGGTAGATTTGGCTGGGCGTGTTGCAGCACGGGATATGAAGGTGGCACAAAGTGGATTGAAGCGTTTTAAAGTCGTGTTAGACCGTCGTGCGTATGCCTTACAGCCTACTTCGGTATTTAAATTAGAACTGCCTGAACGTGGTATCGAATCAATTATCGTACGTGCCGTTAGAGTTGAGCATGACAGCATCACCAATGGTGAAATTACTGTCACAGCCATTCAGGATGTCTTTGGCTTACCAGCCACCAACTTTATTCAAGATCAGCCAAGCCTATGGCAGCCACCAAACCTAGACCCAGTACAAATCACAACGACGCGCCTATTTGAAGTGCCGTATGCAAATTTACTCGATGATTTTACCGTTGAAGATATTGGGCGTATGAGCAATCAAGGCTACATCTTGCCATTAGCTGCTAAGCCGAATTCACTACAGCAAGACTTTAATATTTTGGCTAAAACACCGAGTGATAGTGCTTATGTAGATGTAGGTGAAGGACAATATATTTTTAATGCTTCACTGGTCAATGCTGTGCCGATTGGTGCTGCTTCAGTACTGGTCACGCTGTCACAAGTCGTGGATGGCTCGATTGTTTCTAACGGTCAATGTGTGTTGATTGATGATGAAATCTTTAGAGTTGATGCAGTGCAAGGTTCTGGTAACCAAGTCACGCTTGCACGTGGCTGTATTGATACTGTGCCAAAGGCTCACAATGCCAATGCAAGCGTGTGGTTTTATGGCGATGTAGCAACAGCTGCGGAACGCTCATTTACAGCAAGTCAGGCTTTAAACTTCAAATTACTCTCAAGAACAACCCAAGGCGAATTTAGTGAAGCATCTGCCAATGCACTCAGTATTACTGGGCAAAATCGCCTTGCACGTCCTTATCCGCCTGCTAATGTTAAAATTAATAATCAGTACTATCCAGAGATTATCGAAGGTGATTTGGTTCTAACATGGTCTCATAGGAATCGTACTTTACAGCGCGATATTTTATCTTGGGTTGATGCCAGTGTACTTATTGAAACAGATGTTACATATGTTCTTGAACTATATGATGCAGGTGATGTACTTATCTCAAGTACGAATATCGGTACTGTAGATACCATTACTGTTGATTATTCAGCAGTTACAACAGCATCGTGCAAAGTAAAGCTTTATGCAACAAAAAATGGTTTTGATTCATATCAAGCTTTCGAGCATAAGCTAATTGTGAACTTTAATCCTCCATATAATTTATACGGCATATGGAACAAATCAACTTCGTCTATTGATCTATCTTGGAGTTTTGATGAATGACTACATTTAATATTTACAGATCAGATAGTCCAATGGATTTGGGATCAATGCCAATTGCAATATCCACTGGTATTGCTACAAACTCATATTCTGATAACACCGCAACAGAGGGAAATACTTATTATTATCGAGTTGGTGCTGTAAAAGATGGAATTGAAAAAATTAGCAACGAGATAGAAGTAACAATGAATTCATTCAGTCCGGCAGAGATATTTTCAGCAAAATCTTACATTGATGAGACATCACTTATTAGTTTAAGTGGAACCAGTGTTAATAATATTGAATGCAACTTATCTTCTGAGCTGTATTCTAAAGTCGGTTCAACTGGTGTTGTTATTATTGAAGCTGCTTTAAATGGTAATAATGCATTACAGTTTAACAACGGGGTTTTAGCAAACTACGGCAATCTTTTGCAAAACTGGAAATCAGCCAACGCGATCTGGAGTTTTGCTGTATTTAAATCAACTTTGTCTTCTACCGCGGATAAAAGCTACTTTTGTATAAACGCATCTTCTAGCCAGAACGTCGGTTACTCAGCAGAAGCGGGTGCTCCAGCTGCCAATAACAATCCGTTTGTTTATGCAAGAAGACAGCCGGGTGGTGTAATCAAATATATATCAGAACCTGTTGTTAGGCTTAATGAGTGGGTTATGTGTTACTCAGAAGTTAGCTTCACGACTGACAGAGTTCGCAATAGTGTTAACGGTGGGGCTTTTAATACCCTTAATTCGGCTTGGGGTTCTAGTGCCAACAATGAGAATTTGGCATCATCAGGTATTTTTGTTGGAGCAGCTACAGCAGCAAAAGCCTTCCCATTTTATGGTGAAATTGCTTGTATCGTATGGGGAAGCGGAAGCATACCTTCTGTTGATGAAATAGACAAACTTATGGGCTGGGCGGCACACAAATATGGATTGACTGCAAAACTACCAGCCAATCATCCGTATAAATCTACACCTCCTTAATGGCTTGTATTAAGTGGAATGCTCAATCATGCTTATTGCTTAATTGGGCATTATTTATTGGTAAGGACATTTAAAGCGTTAGATTTATATTCAGTGCAGAATAACTTCAAATATTTTAGTGCAAAATAAAAAACAAATTAGTGCAAAAAAAGCCGAAAACTTACACTTTCGGTTGAGCTTTTCTACATTCTGCATCTGTAAGAGACATGACAATTTACCCTTATTTAAACTAAAACTAATTGGGTAAATTTTGCCAATTTTTACCCACATAAAGCAAAAATAGGGTCAAATC